GGCGCATGCGGCTTTACCGGCGGTGGCGGTAAAGGTGGCAGTTGCCGTTCCCACAAGGGTATTGCCGCTGTAGGTGCGGCAGGTCAAAGTGCAAACGCCGGATGCGCTGCCCGGGATCTGGGCATAAAAGGCGGTGGGAATGAGGAAATTGACGGTAGTTGCAGTCATTTTCTGCTCCTGCGCCGTCACCGTACCGTCGGATTTCATATAGCCGCTTTCCGCCCCGAATGCATAGGCAATGCTGTGGGTAAAGGCGGCGTTTTTCCTGTCCACCACCACCGTCACCCGACTGCCGATCTCGCCGTTTACAGCACTGACAGAAGACGCTCTTGCAATGGTGTCCAGGGTCACCGCAGCGCTGATATTGGTGGCGGTCATAGAGGAAATGCCGATGCCGCCGGTGGCGCGAATGATCACTTCTTTTGCGCCGTAGCTGTCATGGCTGACCCGGACGGTGTGGGTGATAGCCTGGGTATTTGCGTTGTAGGTGATGGAAAGATTTTTGCTTTCCGACTTGGTATCGCCGTCAATGGTGATACTGCCTTCCCATAAGCCGGCGGTTTCGTAGCCGGTGTTGGTGCGGCTGTAGGAAAGGGTGGCGGTCACGTCGGAGTAGTTTTCTGCCACATTCTGCACCGCTGACCAGACGATCTTGGGTTTGACCCGTTCGTTGGTGGTAGTGCCGTAAAATGTTCCGCTCAGCGCCATATTATCCTCCTATCCAAAAGCAGGCAGTACGCTTGCTGTCTGTGCCGTCTGTGTAGTCTTCAAACCGGGCGTGGTCGCCTACCATCAGGTAGTTTCGCACCGTCACGTCCGTTGCCACCACCCCGTCGGCATCCGCCCGGAGCATCACCGTTTCGTTGCCTGTGCCGGCGTCCCGGAGGACGTACATACCCTTCTCGTTAAGCTTGTTTTCCATGTTGCTGTCGGAACGGGAAATGGTCACCGCTGAGCCGTCGATGGTCAATCCGAAAGAGGTGGTCACCTTGGAAACGCCGTTTTGGGAAATGGTCTGCACCCTGGCAGAAATCGTTTCCGCCGTCTGCTCCAGGGTCGTCAGCTTGGTCTGCAGGCTACCGGCAGTCTTTTCCTGTTTCTCCACCTGACCCCGGATGCCACTTACGTCCAGCTCCAGCCGGGAAAGTTTTCCCGCATTGTCCGAATTCTCCGCCCGAATCCCGTCCATGTCGGTGCGCAGATTCAGCACCTTACCGGATAAGCTCTCGTAACTGCGATTGTTCACCGCGGTAGAGTTTTCCCGCCGGGCAGAGCCGGTGCATTCTAACGTGTCCTTTTGACCTTTTTGCGTTTTGGTCATCACATAAGCAGTAATAGCCTTACCGGTTCGATCCGTAATTCTTATAGTGTTTCCTGCATGAATCAACAGATCTGCAGGTATCGACACCTTACATGGGGTGTAGATGACCTGCGATAGTTGTTGATACAGCGTCTTCGCCACCGCCTGCAGCGCTGTAGCAGAAAGGCCTGCCAGCAGGGGATTTGCGGTGATGATATAGGTATTTGTTTCGCCGGTAACATTGGGATAGACCGTGCCTGTATCCTCACTGCTTTGCCTCAGCTGCACCTTTTCTATCGGCGCAACAGTATAGTCTTCAAAGGAAAGCCCGTTCTGGAAGTAATACTGCTCCAACAGCGTGTTGCTCAGCACCATGGTGACCGCGCCCGCGCCATCGTCGCTTGCCTGTATGTAAGAAGACTGCAAAGTAATATCGTCACCGGATTCGGTAATGACCCCGTCTTCAGTCCGGATGGAAAGATCCGTGCCGGACAAGCTTACACTGGTTGCATACTTTGGCTGTGTGCCCACGGTAATAGACGCCGGGGTGTACCAGGCAAATTCGATCTTGCCGTTTGCGGTAGCCCTGCAGAATCTGCCTGCCAACTGACCGATCCACTGCATCAGCTGCCGCCCGGTAATGCCGTCTGCGGAGAATTGGCTGACGCTGTAATTACCGTTGGGCAGCTGGGTTTCCGCCAGTTCCAGATTGCAAGCGGCGCATACCATTTCCGCCAGTTCCTGTATGGTATAGGGCCACTGATTCAGTTTGCCCAGCCAATCCGTCAGATCCCTGTCCAGCCGGATGACCCGATCAAAGGCGGTCAGTGTCAATGTGTTGGCAGAGGGCCGGGTCGGCTTTTCCGTGGTGAACAGACCTACCTTGTATCGCTTGCCCTTTTCGTCCACCCGGTAAACCGTCAGCTCCTGCCCCGCCCCAATGGAAAGCTTTCCGCCGGGGGTCAGCAGCTTCGCCTCCAGCATGGCGGCGCAGCACGAGCCCAAAGTCAGCTCCTGCCCTGCGTTGACACAGTGGGTGACGGTGGCGCTGACAATGGCGTCATTGGTGCCTGCGCCGGAAAAAAGCTCTGTTCCGTCCGGCAGTACCAGTAGTGTCTTCAGCATAGCCACCCTCCTAACACTGGACGATCTTCAGCTTCAGATTCCGGTACAGACCCAGCGATGCATCCTGGTAAGTAATGCTGCTGCCGGAGCAGTAGGCGGTGACCTCCCCTACCGAACCGTCCGGCTCGGGGTAAGTAAAGGTAAATTCCGTCTTTCCCGCGAACAAATTGCGTATATATTCATACGCCTGCGCCGAAAGCGCGCTGTACTGAAATTCCCAGGTGGCAACATTTCTGCGCACCACGATGCGGTGCATAACGCCGCTTTCGTCCCGTCCGGAGTCGGCAGAATCCAGATCGGAAAAGGAAAGCAAAACGTCCGCATCCGGCGCAAGCATCGGCACACCATCTACCTGATAAAGTTCTGTAAGTTGCATAAAACCTCCGGTTTTTTAATTGAGAATTGAGAATGGAGAATTGTGGTGTCGGCTTTGCCGACGAATTGGAATGATTTCATATTTTGTCATCCTGAGTGGAGCTGCCGCAGGCGGCGGAATCGAAGGATCTACGCATTCATGATCTGCTGTGCGGCTACGGTAGTGTGAAGATCCCTCCACGCGCTTGGCTTGGTCGGGATGACAAGGCTGGGTTGAAATTGAGAGATAATTCTCCATTCTCAATTCTCAATTCTCAATTCCTAATAGCCTCTTCCGCTGACCACTGCCAGCTTCTGCCGGTAGCGTTCGGCGGCGCTGCCGATGATCTCATCGCCGATCTGGATGCCCAGAACCGCCTGCAAAATTTCCTTTTGCACGCCAACAGACGCCTCAAATCCGGCTAAGATGCCCTGGGTCTGACCCTGCAGCACCGATGCCACCGCCTCCTGGATGGTGGCAAGGGGCGCTTCGATGTTGGTGCCGTGGCGCTGGTCGCCCACCATGGCCAAAAAGGGTCGATTGGCAGGCAGTACCGCGCCTTTTGCCAGATAAGGGATCTGGGGTGCGGTAACGGTTTTCAGGTTAAAGCCGTAGGTCTTGCCGCCGATGCCCGGCACCCAGTCCGGGGCTGTGATCTTCAGCCGGTTCACCACATTGACAATGCTGTTGACTGCGGCGGTAAGGCCCGTCAGCATCAGATTCAAAATGCCGATGATACCGTTGACCACGCCCTTGAGCATCTCCTTTAAGCCGTCCCACGCTCTGCCCCAGTCGCCGGTAAAGACGCCGGCGAGAAACTCCGTCAGTCCGTGAAGGCTGTCGATGAGAAATCCCACCACCTGGGCAATAATGCTGCTCATATCTCCAAAGGTCACCGCCCACAAGGTGCGCAAGGCGGTAAGCGTAGGCTCTACCGCCTGCCACAAAGCGGTGATCACCTGACCGATATTTTTAAAAACGCCCCGGATCACATCACCCTTTTCGCTGAGTGTCAGCGCCAGCTTTTCAAACAGCCGCCGCAGCTGATCAAATACCACCAGCACCGTCTGCCCCACAAATTCCACCACCGGCGAGATCGCCTGCCACAGGGCGCTAAACCCCTGCCCCAGCGGTGTCAGCGCCGCATTTACTCCATCCAGCGCGCCCTTCAGCACCTGCAAAAACACTGGCGCCAGCTTTTCCGTCACCCATGCGGCAAAGGGTGTCAGCAGTTCAAACCAAACCCACTGCATAGCGCCGCCGATAAGACCCGCCGTTTCGGTAAAACTCTCTCCCAGCCGGGCAAGATTCCATTGCAGGGGCAGAAAATCCATGTTTCGTAAAGGCGCTAAAAGCTCCTGGATCTTCGCCACAATAGGCGCTAAATGCGCCGGCAGCTCCGGGTCGATCTCCACCGTCACCTCCGCCGCAGCGCCGCCGCCCACGCCGCCGTTTAGACGCTCCAGGGTATCGAACCCGGCAAGGCTGCGCTTAATGGCTTTTCCCGTCTTCTCGGCAGCCTTGGTCACCTTGGTCTGGGCGAGCTTCACGCCGAACAGGGCAGCGATCACCGCCCCCACATCCCTTACCAGCCGGGTCGCCCAGAACACCGCTTTCTGCAAAGCAGTGATCAGCAGATTGTTAATAGGCGCCGCCGCATCGGCAATGGCAGCCTTCAGCTTTCCAAACGCCAGACGCAAAACCAACAGCTCTTTGGAAACGTCGATAATTTCCTCTTTCGCATTTTCCAGCCCGATATCAATTGTTTCATTCATGTTTTCACCTCGGTTTAATTGAGAATGGAGAATTGAGAATTGAGAATTGTGGTGTCGGCTTTGCCGACGAATTGAAATGATTTCATTTTTTGTCATCCTGAGTGGAGCTGCCGCAGGCGGCGGAATCGAAGGATCTACGCATTCATCAGCTGCTGTGCAGTTACGGTGGTGGGAAGATCCCTCCACGCGCTTTGCTTGGTCGGGATGACAAGGGTTGGGAAATTGAGAGATAATTCTCAATTCTCCATTCTCAATTCTCAATTCTCCATTCCTATCATCGCTTTCAGCCGGTTTTGTTCCGCAATCTCCGCTGCAGAATACCGCTTCTTCAGCTCCACCTTTTGCTTATTCTGCCGGTAGTAGTCCTTCTCCCAGTCCTCCAGCTTTTTGCCCCGGGACAGCTTGTCCCGGACAGACACCAGCGTTGCCAAAGCGCCCCCCTCAATGCCGTGAAACCAGCTTAAAAACGTCCACCAGTGCACGTAAGGCAAAGCGCGCACCTCCTGCCCGGCAACCTTGTTCACCCCGGAAATGATGGCGTCGGCGTCCTGCTGCCAGTCCAGCAGCTTGGGCGCAGGCTGCCCCGGTCCTTCTCCGGCGGAAAGAAAGGACGCTAAATATTCCATTGCCTCCCGGCGATACGCTTTGGGCACTTCCGGCTCGTAAAAAAGGTTCAGCGCCGTCAGCCACCGGATATATTCCGGAAGGTCAGGATCTTCCAAAACGCAGATGATCTTAAGCACCTGCCGGAAGTCCGTAGAAAGCCGAAACACCTTCTGCCCCAACACTTTTTCCTTTGGCAGACTGTAGAGGTCTTCCATCACTTACCTTTCATGGCGGCTGCTTTTTCTTTTGCGAAATCCGCAGCGCCCGCGGTGAGGATCTCTTCCAAAACCGCCAGCAGATTGCTCACTACCGGCTTGCCGTTACCTGCCACGGCAAGCAAACTGACACCGCCCAGCGCAGTATGGAAATCGTTGTCGCCGCCGAAGACCCGGTTCAAAAGATCTTTGATTTTTGCATCCGCCTCCCGGGTCAAAAGCACCGCCGCCTGGGGGGTATCCTCGCAGCCCTTTGCTTTTTCATTGAGCGCCGCCTCCAGCGCTTGCAGCTCCGCCTCCGCCTCCAGAAACCGGGCGTACAGATTGGGATCTCTGGGATTAAACCGCAGCGCCCCGCCCCCGGCAAAAGAAAACTCCTCAATGCCGGTATCCAGTTCGATCGTCTTCATAAAAACCTCCGTTTTTTGAATGCAAAATGCTAAATGCAAAATGCAAAATGGATGTATTTCCCTTCGGGAAATGATTTAACAAGTCCCCGCAGTAGGGGCGACCATCGGTCGTCAGCCCGAAACTCTGCCGCACCCATACGGACGAGCAATACTCGCCCCTACATTGTCAATCTGAACGATCTTTGATCGTGAAGAATCCCCATCGTTCCCCCACCTGTCATTCTGAGCGAGCGCAGCGAGTCGAAGAATCCGTTTCCTTAGGGTTACGGATTCCTCGCGAAGCTCGGAATGACAGCAAAGGGTCGCAGCTACGGACTATTCTCAATTCTCCATTACTCCGCCGTGAATGTCTTTGCGCTCACATCAAACTTACCCTTCTCCTTCTTGCCGGTGAAGTGCAAGGTAAAGGGGATCTGATAGCCGGTGGTATCGCCACCGTAGGAGGTCACGGCAATGTACGCCTCCTCCCGGATGGCGGGATACTTGCCTGCTTCGTCAGCCTCCCACAGCTTGACCTCCACCACGTCGGTCTTCACGTCCTCCAGCACCAAGCCGTTGTCGATGATATCCTGCAGACGCGCGAACAGGGCAGAACCTGCTTCTGCGTAGTAAGGCTCAACAGCGCCGGTCTTTTCGTAACCGGAAACCAGAACACTGGTCTGACCTAGAATGTTCTTTTTGGTCTCCACCTGGGCGCTCAGCTCCGGAGAAAATTCCTCTAAGTCCTTGCCCAGCTGCTCGTAAACAGGGGCTTCGCTGCCCACAGGGGCGGCGTTCATGAAATGCGCCAGATATTTGCGTTCGATCTTAGCCATAAGTAAACTCCTTTGTAAATTCCACAGTCAATGTGACTGCATAGATTCCCAAACCGGCCTGGGCAGCTTTTTCCAGTTTGCCTTTTTCCGCCCGGATGGACTGCATTTGCCCAAAAACAGGGGCAGTTTGGGCGTTTTCCGCCACCCAATGCTGGAAATTCGCCAGCCAAACGGCAGCCGCTTCCCCCCGGGGCGCTACCCGGCGCAGCACATAGGACTGCCGCAGCCGCTGCGTAACGTTACCCAGCACATCTTCCCGATTCCATACCACCTGCACCCCCATGGGAAACAGTCCGGTATCCTCCGGCGCAGCGCCGGTGCTATCCACCATGGCATCCTGACAACCGCCAAACCCACCCAGCCAATTTTTCAGTTCCTGTAAATGTTCCATAGTTCCTCCAAGGAATTGAGAATTGAGAATTGAGAATTATCCGCAGCTGTAATTCTCTGCTGTCATTCCGAGCATCGCGAGGAATCCGTAATCTCAAAGGGACGGATTCTTCGTCGCTTCGCTCCTCAGAATGACAGAAAAATCCTATAAGGGGATTACAAAGGGGGAAGCGGTGGAAATCTCGTTTTTGCACAGTCTTGACCGCTCCCCCTTTGGACGTCTGGGGGTCCGGGACCATACGTCCTGTTGCGGTACCCGGCAGTTTCCTTGGCGCAGGCGCCTGCGTCACCTGCCGACCGCGGCCACTCGTTCGGGTCGCTTCTCCCGCCCCCGGCGGCGCTCCCCTCGCTCCCCCGGCGACTCTTTGCATACTTTCTCGTCGGTGAGAAAGTATGATAACCCCTTCTCCCAATTCTCAATTCTCAATTCCCAATTACTTCCGTCCTGCCTCATAGTGGCAAATTCTGCCCTCCCAGTGCCAGGGGATTGCATACGCCACCTGGGAAAGACCCGGCACGCAGGCAGGCACGAACTGCGCCCAGTGGGCGCAGTCCACCACAGGACCGATGCCCTCCAGCACCCGGTCACCGGGGAGAATTTCCGCGCTTCCCGGCTGGATCAGCAAAAATTTACGCACGAAACGCAAACCTGCCGTATCCTCCAAAAGGTGATCTTCAAACCGGTAGTAGCACCCATGTGCCACCCGGCGCATTACCGTGTCGCCTTTTTTGCGGTAGACGGTAACCGTCTGATGGCACACAGGATAGGGAAAGATACTCATCCGTCCACCCCCCGGCAAATGTCCAGATATACCGATGCCGCCTGCAGCAGCCTGCGCTGGAGCTTGCTGTCCGCATCATCTTCATAAGTGACGCTGACGCCGCCGATGGACTGGCTTTTTACGCCGGGTTTGCGCTCTGCCAGCGCCTCCGCCACAGCGCACACCGCCATTGCCCGGCTATCTTCCCCACAAGGGGCAACATAGCACTTGCGCTCCAGCATGGAAAGAAAGCTTTCCGCCCGGGCAGCTGCCTGCTTGAATGCGACCTCACTAAGGGCGCTGCCCAGGTATGTATTTTGATAAAAATCGTAGCTCACCATAGCAGCGCCCCCCGGATCAACCGCCGATAGCGATGTCCTTCAGGACCGCAGCCTTCAGGGTGTTCTTCAGCGCAACGCCTGCAACCAGCTCCACTTCGCCGGTCTTCACAGCGCCGGGAGCATCCATATCGGGCAGATAAGACTGAATGACGCCGGTACCCATGGGGGAAATGCCGTGGAAGCCGTCCAGACCCAGGCAGACAGCATAGATAGCAGTCTTGCCCTCCTCGGTGGGAATGACGTCCACAGAATTTTCGCCGTCAAAGTACTTGCCCATGTCCACCATGGGAATGCCGGCGTAAGTCTCTACAACGCTGCCGAAATCGTCGGTGGAGCGCTCGTAGTAGCCGGCACGGCGGGCGATACTGCGCAGCTTGATGAGCATCTGGGTATTCATCAAAAGCAGGTCGGCGTTACCGTCCAGGGTTGCCAGGAAGGCATCCATTTCATCCAGAAATGCGTTGTAGTTCTCGTCCAGCTCGGAAGAGGTGGTCAGAGAAACCTGGCTTACCAGCTCGTTGGCGGAGCCGGACAGCAGCTTTTTAAGGCCGTCAAAGCCGCCATTTTCACTGTCGCCGTTGATCGCCATGTTGTGGAAGAAGTTGGCGGTGGCCTTGATCTTCTGCTCTGCCTGGAACGCCAGTTCGTCCGCAGCGCCGGCGGTATTCTGCAGTACACGGTCGACCTGGAAAGAGCCGCCCATGATCACCGCGCCGGTGGTCTTTTTCTCCCGCTTTGCCTCGCCGGGGGTGTACTCGCCGCCCACGGTACGCACAGCGGCGGTGGCGGGAGACTTGAGCTGAATGTAGCCGTAAGTCAGGGTGCTGCCGCCGGTGCCGGGAGAGATGACATTGTCAAACGTCATCTTGTCCAGAAGAGCGGAGCTGCGGCGGAAGGTATCCACCACCTGCTGATCGACCTTGTCGGCCATGCCGACCTTTGCTTCCATAAGTGTGATTGCCATAAAAATACATCCTTTCATTATTTAATTGAGAATCGAGAATGGAGAATGGAGAATTATTGTATTTGCTCCGCAAATGGTTTAAATATACCCTCGTAGGGGACGGGTCTCCAGTCCCTGCCCTGTCATTCCGAGCCTGCGAGGAATCCGTACCAAACGGGAACGGATTCTTCGTCGAGCAAAGCTCTCCTCAGAATGACAGGTTTGGGTGCGGTACATAATTCTGAATTCTCAATTCTCCACTCTCAATTCTTCTTCATTCGTTCCCTTAGCGCCCCTGCCAATGTCTGAGGCTCATTTGCTGCCGTTTCTCTTGTTCCTGTAAACCTTGCGTAAGGGGGCGGCGCAGGCGTTTCAAACAGATAGCTGTTTTCCTTTTTCAGCTGTTTCATAGCCTCTTGCAACGCGCCAGCCACATCTTCGCTTTCGCCGATGGTCTGCATGTCCAAAAGCGCCGTAATGGCTTTTAAGTTTCTGCCGCCGGCTTTTACGACCGCCGTCTCCAGCGCCCCTTGCAGCTGCGCCTGCTTGACCGCCTTTTCATGCTCCATGAGGATTGCCTCCATGATTTCCTCCGGTAAGCTTTCCTCACCGATTTTCAAGTTTTCCAAAAACTCCCGTTTCATAATTTCACCCCCTTCCTTTTTTAATTGAGAATTGACAATTTTACATTCTGCACCACAAGGGGATTACAAAGGGGGAAACAGCAGAAACTGTATTATTCCACAATCCGATCTGTTTCCCCCTTTGGACGTCCGTGGGGTCCGGGACCGTACGTCCTGTTGCGGTACCCGGCAGTTTCCTTGGCGCAGACGCCTGCGTCACCTGCCGACCGCTGCCACTCGTTCGGGTCGCTTCTCCCGCCCCCGGCGGCGCTCCCCTCGCTCCCCCGGCGACTCTTTGCATACTTTCTCGTCGGTGAGAAAGTATGATCGCCCTTTTTGTCAATTGTCCATTATTCCTCGTCGAACAGGATTCCGTTGCCCCATTGCACGGTAATGTCCGCATCCGCCGCGCCGGGCACGCCGTACAGCTGACCCAAAGTCGCGCACAGCTTGACCGCCTTGCGCAAAGCCGTCTCCCACATGCCCTGGAAATCCATCACCGTCAAATTCATCTCCGCCTCGCTGGCAGAGATCTCCGTAGCGGTTCGCATGTCCATGTTGGCATCGCAGAGCATACCCCGTTTCAGACCGATCACCGACTCAATGTTGCGCAAGTACTCCTGCTTTCTTGCCAGGAAGCTTTGCTCCCGCAGCTGTGGCGAAAACACCGTCAGACCCAGCGCCTGGGGATCTTCGTCCAGACCCACAAACAGGTGATTTTCCAGCTGCCCGTTCCGCAAAAGATCGGAAGACGCAAAGACCCTGCTCTGTCCCCGTTCAAACTCGCCGGACAGCTGATGTTCGTTCTGGTCGATGGCGTGGATCAGTCCCACCGCCGCCGCATAGGCGCTGACGCCGTCCGCAGAGCCGTCCACGCAGTTGAGCATGGGGGTCGCCATGCGCACCAATCCCACCGAGCCTACCGGCTTGGGATAGGTGTACTTCTGGGGCAGCTCCCGGTAAACGGGGTGTGTAGACAGCGGCACTTCCTGCCCCAGAGCGGTGTCCGCGTAGGAATGAAACAGCTTGTTTTCGATTGTCAAAAACCCGTTTTCATCCACGGTGCGCCGCTCCAGCAAGGTGTAGTAGCTGCTTTTCAGGGTACTGCGCTCCATGGTGCCCACATCGTTGGGTTCGCCCTCAGAATCCCGGGAGAAAATCAAAATTCCGTCTCTGGGAATGGGGGTGAACCGGAAGACTTTCCCGTCCGTCCAGGGTTTTAAGTAGCATTCACCGCCCACCAGCGCCAGCTGCACGGCGGTCTTGGCTTTCTCACCCAAAGCCCTTAGCACCTGCGCCACAAACGCATCCTCCGAGCCTGCCTTATACTCGGCAAACACGTTGCGTACCAGCTTGTTTACCACCGTGTAGGCAATGCGCTGACAGGGGTCTTCCCCGCCGGTTGCCTTGCTGCGGTAGTACAGCTCGAACCACTCCTTGACTGCCGCGCTCATCGCCCGGCTGGTCTTGTCCCAGGCGCCAAACGCCTGCTGACAGCTTTTAATGTCCATAAAAACCTCCCGTTTTTTAAATGCAAAATGCAAAATGCAAAATGCAAAATGAATGTGTTGCCTTCGGCAACCTATTTAATCTCGCCGCTGTCATTCCGAGCACCGCGGCCGGCAGTATCCTGTTGCGGTTCCCGGCATCTGCCTGCGTCGGCGGTGCTCCTTGGCATCTGCCGACCGCTGCCACTCGCTCGGGTCGCTGTTTCCGCCCCCGGCGGCGCTCCCCTCGCTCCCCTTATGTCATTCCGAACGAACGTGAGGAATCCGTTCCCCAAGCCTTCCCCCTGGGGGGAAGGTGTCAGCGAAGCTGACGGATGAGGGGTCATTTTGCATTCTGCATTTTGCATTTTGCATTCTCAATTCCTTCCCATCACCGTCATCACGAAATACCGAACATCGTCCATGGCGTGATCGTTTTCCTTTTTTGGCGCGTCCCGGCTCTCGTCATCCTCCCAGCTATAAAGGGAAAACTCCCGGATCGTGTCCTTGCAGCCGGGACAAAACAGCAGCCTGCCCTGCTGCAGCAAGGAAGCCACCCGGCGGATACCGGGCAAAACGGCATTGTTTGCCCGCCGCACCCGAAACCGTCCCCGTTTCCGCAAAACCGCAATGAGGCTCGCTGCCGACGGGTCGATGATCACGGATTCGATGTACCTGTCCCCCGCCAAATTTTCCAAAGCGTCTGCATATTCCTCATCGGTCATCATCTTCCCGGTCTCCCTGCCGCTGTAATAAAACTCCTTGACCCTGATCGCGACCTGCCCCCCTTGCCTAAAGGGGGGTGTCATGCCGCAGGCATGACGGGGGGATACCGCCCCTACAACGCCCGGTAACGTCACCCCATTGTCATTCCGACCGAGCATAGCGAGCGGAGGAATCCGTTCCCCAAGCCCCCCTTGCCTAAAGGGGGGTGTCATGCCGCAGGCATGACGGGGGGATACCGCATCCACAACACACCACAGCCCCGCAGAGAATGGATTCCTTGTTCCGTAGTCCACGGAAATGTACCACCGCCCGTCCGTGGGCGGATCGTGGCACACATGCCGGTTTTCGTCAAATTCGTACACCAGACCCTCCGCCTTGCACCATTGCCCCAGCACGTACCGCCGGTAGAAAACGCCGGTGTACAGCCGTGCATAGCGTTCCCGGATCTTCGCCGAAAGACCCGGATTATCGTCCATGGTAAAGTGCAGATACAAGGCATTTTTGCTCTGCGCCTTGCAAACCCATTCCTTGTAGAACCAGTGCTCTTTGGACGCCGGGTTGCAGGAAAACCACATTTTCGATCCCGGCTCGGAGCACCTTGCCACCGCCTGCTCCACGAAGGAACGGGGCATCAGCACCACCTCATCCAGCAGTAAGCCCGCCAGGGTAATGCCTTGGATCAAGGTGTATGAGTGCTCGTCCTGTCCGCCGAACAGGTAATATGTATTCACCCGGTCGCCACAGCGCACCGTCAGCCGGTTGTCCTGCCGGTGTTCGGTGACGGAAAACTGCTCTCCCAGCCAATCCTGCAAATGGATGATCACGTTGCGGCGCAAGGAACTGACCGTCTTGCCGCACAGGGCGAACACGTTTCCGTCAAAGCTTGCCATGCTCCACAGGAAGAATCCGCACACCAAAGAAAGGGTCTTTCCGGAGCGGACAGCGCCGTCGCAGATGATGGCGTCCCGGTCACGTAATTGGGGTCGATTCCACCAGGTCATCGCCAGCAGCTGCCGCTTGCTGAAGTTCCGGTAAATCACTGCTTTCTATCACCTCCCGGGTGCTTTCCAGCACCGCCTGCAGTAGGTCGTTTCCTCCGGTTTTCACTGCAGGCTTTTGCTCAAACAACCCCAGCGCCTTGCCCAAAAGCTCCAGCGCTTTCAGCTTGTCGTAGAATTTCACCTTGATGCCGCCGGTGCCTTTTTCCACACCTGCCACCGCCAGCTTGATGTCCTCCGGTAAAGCATTTGTGTCGGCAACGGTAAACTGCCCGTTATCTACCTGCACCACCCGGGTCACATCCGCCATCGCAATGGCACGCAGCTGCTTAAGCACATCCCCGGCTTTCAATTCCTGTTCCAT